AGAAGAGTCTATAAAAAAATTAAAAGAAAAAGCAAATCTTTTATCAATGGTAGAAATTCCTGCTATGATGGATGAAATGCAAATTACAAAATTAAAGCTGAAAGATGGCGAATCAGTAGAAGTCAAAAAAATCTACGGCGCTACTATTCCAAAAGATCAACAGGAAGCAGCTTTTGAATGGCTTCGTAACAACGGTCTAGGTGATGTTATTAAAAATGACATTACCGTTACCTTTGGTCGTGGCGAAGATAACAAGGCAGCAGCATATGCTGAACTTGCACGAGGCAGTGGGTTTGAACCTATCCAGAAAATTGGAGTAAACCCAATGACACTCAAAGCACTGGTCAGGGAACGACTTGAATCTGGACAAGACGTTCCTGCTGACCTATTTAAACCGTTTGCGGGTAACCAAACAAAAATCACAAGGAGATAATCGATGAGCGATACAAGTAACGCGATACAAACAAAAAAAGCAGCGGGCGCATTATCAAATATATTATTTGAAGATGATGCTCATGCAGGTTTTGAAAATGTGAAGACAGAATCACTGGCTCCACCTATTTTAAAACTACTACAAAACGGTTCAGCTGAAGCTAAAAAGATGAACCAAAACTACATTCAAGGTGCAGAACCAGGAATGTTATTAAATACAGTTACTAAAAAACTGTATGATGGTTCAAAAGGAATAAATGTAATTCCTTGCCATTATAGACTTGAGTATCAAGAATGGTCAGACTTTGGAACTGGATCAGGTAGACCTGAACAGATTTATCCATCTGATTCTGATATATTAAGTAAAACTACTAAAGGCGCTGATGGTAAAGATAGATTACCAAATGGTAATTATATTTTAACTGTTGGTCAGCATTTTGTAATTATCATCGACGATAATGGTTCTACAGAAACTGCAATGATATCTATGAGTTCATCTCAAGGTAAAGTTAGTAGAAAGTGGAACTCTATGATGATGACTATAACTTTAGATGGTAAGAATGGTCCTTATACACCACCTTCATTTAGCCATATTTATAAGTTAGGCACTGTAATTAATACAGGTAAAGGTCAACAATGGTATGGTTGGAGCGTAGAAAAGGTAGGTCCTATTAAGGATGCGGCTCTATACGAAAGAGCTAAAAAATTCTACACAAGTTTCTCTTCAAAATAATACTATTGGGCGGCAGAAATGCCGCCCTTTACTAGAACGGTTATGGTAGAGAAATTTATAGAGATATTTGATGGTTTAAAACGTTCTCACGGTGTTAGTAGAGATACTGGCGTTGTTAGAGATGACGGTAAAAATGAATTTGATTCAAAGATACTTCACGTACAAGTAACAACAGAATTATATCAAAAACATTTAGAGGGTAAAAAACCTACTTTAGGTATTATTGCAATTAATGAAAACAACGAATGTAAATTTGGTTGTATTGATATTGATACTTATCCAGTTAATCATCTTAAATATATTAAAAAATTAAAAGAAAATAAAATACCTGCATTAGTTTTTAGATCAAAGTCTAATGGTGCACACATATATTTATTTACAAAAAACTTTGTAAAGCCATCTTTAATGAGAATAAAATTAAGAGAGATTGCAGCATTGTTAGGTTATGCAAAAGCAGAAATTTTTCCAAAACAAGATTATGTTGAACAAGGAGATACAGGAAGTTTTATAAATTTACCTTATGATGGTGGAGATAATACAAATAGACATGCATTAGATGAAAATGGAAATAAACTTTTATTAGAAGATCTTTATAATTGGTACGATAAAAATGCATTAACAGAAGAACAATTAATGAAACCACTTCTTGAAACAAAAGAAGATGATGATTGGATTGGAGCACCACCTTGTTTGATTGCTATATTAAAAGATAAACAATCTCCAGGAGAGATGAGAAATATAACATTACACAATGTAGCTATCTATCTTAAAAAAAGATTTCCAAATGAATGGAAGAAAAAATTATTAGAATACAATACAAAATATTGTGAACCACCTTTACCAGAAAATGAAATACAAAATACAATATTAAAATCTTTAGATAAAAAAGATTACAATTATGATTGTAAAAAAGAACCTTTACAAAGTTTTTGTAATGCAAAAAAATGTAGAATACAAAAATTTGGCGTAGGTAAAGGTCATATACCTTGCGTCATAGAAGAAATAAAAATATATCCAACAGATCCACCTGTATTTAAAGTTGTAATAGATGGTGAAACTGTAAATGTAAAAGCAGAAGAATTAAATGATCCTAAACTATTTGCTAATGCAGCTCTAAGACAAATATATAAAACTTTTCCAAGTGTTCCTATAAATTTATGGAGAGAAATGGTTGCAGAACATACAGCTAAAAAAGTAGTTATAAAAGATATGCCAGAATCATTAAAGATAGATGTTCAGTTAGAAGATGTATTGTTAGATTATTTTACACAAACACCTGGACAAGAACTAGCTCACATCAATGTATATAATAAATCTTATGTAGATCACGAAAATAATATCTGTTACTTCAAACCAAACTCTTTAAAAGATTTTCTTAAAAGAGCTGGTTGGGAAAAGAAATGGACAGAGACTTCTTTATTATTAGAAAAGTATTACACAATAACTCATCACAATAATAAGATAGGTGAGATCACTACTAGATATTGGACCTTACAAAAAGGTAAAGGTAAGAATGGAAAAGAATTAAAATTTCAAGATGCAGTTAAAGTACAAGCAAACAAATTAAAACCAGCACCATATGAACAATAGAACAATTATTCCTGGACCACCAGGAACAGGTAAGACATACACATTAATGAGTTATCTTAAAAAAGAAGTAGAGGAATATAAAACACCACAAGATAAAATACTCTATATATCTTTTAGTAAAGCAGCATCTAGGGAAGCACAGAGAAGAATACCTTATCCTAAAGTAAAAGTTAGTACTTTACATGCTTTAGGTGTTGAACAATTAGGACTTAATGTTAATGCACAATTATTAAAAGGTAAAGAATGGAGAAAGTTTAAAAATGCAAACATATTATGTGAAGGTTTGAGTTTTGAAACTTACATAGATGATTCAGGATTACCTAGATATAAAAATGTACATATGCAATTGATTGAATATTCAAGAGCAAAAAAGATTAGTTTAGAATATGCAGCATTAGAATTAAATATTACTACAGATTTAAATTATACAAAAATTATAAGAGATCAAATAGATCAGTATAAGAAAGATACAAAGATGATTGAATTTCATGACATGATAAATGATTTCATCAGGTTGCAGAAATGCCCACCTGTTGAGGTTGTGTTTCTTGATGAAGCACAAGATCTAAGTCCTTTGCAATGGGATATGTTTTTTTACATAGAGAGTAAGGCCGTTCGCTCTTACATTGCAGGGGACGATGATCAAGCCATTTACAACTTTCAAGGAGCTGACTCAAAAATATTTATGAGTTTAGAAGGTACAATGGACCCACAAATAAAATCACAAAGAGTACCTATCAATATATTTAACAAAGCAATATCTATACTACCCAATATAAAACATAGACTAAAGAAATCATGGGAACCTAAAGAAGCAAAAGGAGCTGTATTTGAAAATGTTATTTTTCAACAAATAGATTTTAGTGAAGGTAACTGGATGATATTAGCTAGAACTAATAAAATGTTACAACCTATAGCGGAAGAAATATTTAATCAGGGATATAGATTTGAATCTAAATATAATGAACTATTACCCAAAGAACCTTTAAATGCATATAGAGTTTGGAAAAGATTAAATGATGGAGCTTTTGTAAGTAAAGAAGATGTTAAAGATTTATATAGTTGTTTAAGTTATAGACTAGGTCACGTTGAATATGGATTCTCATCAGGTAAGAGTCTAGAAAATATAGATAGTGTCGATATTGATATGCTTAGAATGGAACACGGGTTGCGAGTGACGGGGAGCTGGGAGCAATTTAATATTAAACAGAATATTAAAGATTATATAAAAATTTTATTAAAATCAGGTGATGATTTAATGAAACCACCTAGAATAAAAATATCTACAATACATAGTGTTAAAGGAGAAGAATGTGATAACGTTGTTTTATTTACAGATATAAACAATATTATTTATCATTCATGTAAAATGAATGCTGATCCTGAACATAGAACATTTTTTGTAGGTGTAACTAGAGCAAAACATAATTTATTTTTACCACAACCAAAATCAAAATATGTATATAAAATAGGAGGACAAATAATATGACAGATAAAAGTATATTTAAGGACGCTTTTCCACAAGAAAAGCAGATTGGGGGGAATCATTATAAATCGTTTTACATTCAGCCCTATGAGTTTATATCTAAAAATAATCTCAGCTTCTTTCAGGGAAACGTTGTGAAGTACGTTTGTAGATACCAGAATAAAAATGGAATAGAAGATTTAGAAAAGATAATTCACTATTGCGAATTAGAGATAAAAAAGATAAAAGATATAAAAAGGAAGAAATAATATGTATCGAATTTGTTTAATTGACGTAACATTAATAATGGCAATTTGTTTAACATATTTTATGATTGGTATATGAAAGAAAAATTTACATTTACAATTGTATTATTGTTTTTAGCTTTATATGAAATATTTGAACATTTTATAATTCCAACAATTTTAGTTTGGTGGAGTTTAAAATAATGTTTGAAGCAGCTACAGAGTGGTCAGCACCAGAAAATTATCCTGATTTAAAAGGATATAAGTATATTGCAATAGACTTAGAAACAAAAGATCCTAATTTAAAAACAAGAGGATCGGGAGCCATACAAGGTATGGGTGAAGTTGTTGGTTTTGCTATAGCAGTAGATGGTTGGTCTGGTTATTATCCAATAGCACATGAAGGTGGTGGTAATATGGATAGACAAAAAGTTTTAAAATGGATTAAAGAAGTTTTAGAAACACCTGCTACAAAAATATTTCATAACGCAATGTATGAC